TGTGTATATCTATCTGCTTTATTTAAATTAGAAGCATAATAAGAAACATAAAATTGGTCTATAGGAACAAACTCTGATACTGGTCTTTTTAAATTAGCATCATAATAAACTTTTTTAAATGCAGAACCTATTAATGGTAAATGAAATAACATTCTTTCAAACTCATCAAAGTATTCTGGCATTTGCTCAGTTACTTGATAGTTCATAAAATCTTTTACTCTATTAGATTGTAATTCTCTTTCAGGAGTTACCTTTCCTAATATCTGTGTTTTAACTGGACCATTAGCAGGAAACATTTCTTGTATAGCTTTTGATTGAAACTTAACTGCTGATTCAATTAACATAGGATGTACTGCTGTGCATGCACCCTCAAAAGGTTCAGAGGTATCTTGTATCTTTAATCCTAATAAATCAAATCCTCTTTCAAACATAGATTCCCATTCTGCTCTGGAATCTTTATCTGCTGTGTAATTATTAATTACATTTTCTGCTATCTCTATTAATCTTTCATCATCTAAATCATCAGCAATGTTACCATACCACTCTTTCATTTCACCTTCAGGTTCCATTTCTATATTAACCTCAGTAAAATCTACAGTAACTCCCCCATCTTCATCTGCTTCAAAAGTTGGCGAACCTGCTGCTTCTTTAATTTGTTCTGGAAGCTTTACTACATTTGATAATGTTTGTTCTATTTTATCAAATGGATTTTTTTCTATTGCCATTATATTGCTCTCTGTGTATTATAATTTTTGTAGTAATCTTTCATTACTGTTCCCCCTTTTTTCTTTTCTGTAATTCCTTTTATAACTAATTTTGGATTAGCAGGTGCACCACTAGGCATATTGTCTAATACATATTTATATGCATTTTTAAATTGAGGTGTTTCTTTTAATAATTTTTTTGCTTCTTCTTCTGAAGATGCTTTAATAGTAACATTATTAATATTATCTCCAATTCTAAAACTACCTTTTTCACCACGATAAAACATTTTAGGACTTATTACTTTAAAGTTAATTTTGTATTCATTTAAAGGTGAAGCTGATTTACCAAACTTATTAATTAACTTTGACTTTAATTCAGAATCTGTTATTAAGTCTTCATCTTTTTGTTTATAAAAATTATCTAAAGTTTTTTCATCAGACTTTGTTAAATTTTTATTTGCATATGTTTCAAGTATTTTTTGAGCTTTAGTTTTTGTTGTAGCTCCTGTTAATAGTTTACTTAAACCTGATAGTGCTTTTGTCATATTAGTCTCTGTGTATTATAATTTTTGTAATAATCTTTTGCTATCATTCCACCTTTTTCATAATTTTGTATATTTGTAAATCTAGGATTTTTTGCTAATACTAAAGGACCAACTTGAATTACTTCATCTGCAGATTCAATCGCTGTTTGTTTAGGAATTATGTTATCACCTTGTTTAAAATTTTCTCTTGTATAAAATACACCATGTCTTCTTGGGTCATAACCTATTTGAACATACTCTGAATTATTAATAAGTTCATTAGCTATTTTTTCTAATTCTTTTGGATTATGATTTACCCATTGCCCTCTAATAGTTCCAAAAACATTTTTTCCATATTTTTGTCCTTTATTTTTTCCACTTGTATATCTATCTCCTCTACCAACTCTAGCTGCTAAATTAGAACCATGTTTAAATTCTACATTTTGTAATAATGCAGTTGGTGAATAAATAGTTTCTTTTTTACCTTTAGATGTTCTTGTTAATGTAGCAACCCATTTATCAAAATCTAAATATGCATGTATATCTAATCTTGTATCAATAATTTCCCCATCTTGAATATTTTTATTTAATTGATATACTCCTGCATTTTCTTTTACAATACCATCTTTATTATAAAGTTTATTTGCTCGTAAAACAAAAGGTATTTCTTCAGATGGTGTTATAGAGGGAGAAGATTCAAAAGTTCCTATTGGTTTTAATTTTTCAACTGTATTTTTATGAGCTTCTATAGTTTTTCTACCCTCTGTAACATCTCTAACAGATTCTTCTAAATCTTCTATAATATCATCTTTATAACCTGAACTAGTTTTTGATAATTCTTCTTTTCTAATATCAAAATCTTTTTTTGTTATTTTTCTTCCAAAAAAATTACTTAAAGCTTCAAAAATATTTTTACTTTCATCTGCTTCAGGTAAACTTTGTAATCCTTTTTCTACTTTAGTAGGTGACTTGTCAATATAAGTTTCAAGAATTTCTTGTGCTCTAGTTTTAGGACTTCCTCCTTTAACTAAAAGTTCTGCAAAATTTGATAATGCTTTTGTCATAATTTCCCCTATTAATTGTTATTATATCACTAAGTTCTCCAATATGCAACCTTTTTTTTCATAGGTGGGTCATCCCACTCTGGGTCTTCAGGATGTTCTAGGTGCCAGGACTCTTTCATATAGTGTATTGCCATAGTCATAGCATCAACCTGGTCATCATGTGCTGCATTTGGAAAACGTAATAGTTCTTCTAATAAATCTTCTGACCATTTTCTATTAC